ACTTCGCGGTGTTCGGCACCCCGCCCTTCCGCGACGGACCGTAGGAGATCGCCATGCGAATCAAGCCCGCCCCCGGAACCTACACCGTGACCATCGACGGGGCCACCGCTGTCCTCATCATCACGGAGGCCGGGGCGACCTCGGGGTTCTACCACTTCGGTGCGTGGTTCCCGCTGGAGTGGGAGTGGTTCGAGATGAGCGGCGGTCCGGCGCTGATGATGACCCAGCCGTCCATCGTCGGCGAGCCCCCGATCCAGTACGTCGGGTTCGACGACGAGGGGGGCGTGGCCGTCGTGTTCGGTGACGGAACCGGCAAGGAGGGCACCTATGCGCCGGCGAAGTGAGTCAAATCGTGCGAAGTTGGCGGGGTTCGGCCGCCTTTCTCGTTGTCCTTCATGTGAGGCGCCAATCAAAACGCCTCCTGGCAGCCTGCTTCCTCGCCGTCGTGGCGTGGTTGGTGTTCCACGCCTGCGCGGCCAACGCCCGGGTGGAGCGGCTGGAGAGCATCCTCGACGCCCTACGGCACGACTTGGCCGACTCCGGGTTGCTGGAGCCGTCCGATGACGGCGCAGGAGGACCTGAGAGCGACCGAGGACCGTCTCGCTGACCGGATGGACGCCGGGTTCGGGCGGATCACGAAGCGCCTGGACACGCTCAACGGGTCGGTCGCGGACCACACCGCGCAGCTCGGCATCCACTCCACCGACCTCGCCGTCGCCAAAGAGAAGATGGACGCCGCCTGCCTCCGGCTCAACAAGGGCGAGGAGGAGCGCGGGGTCCTGTTCAAGCTGGTGCGGTCGATGGACAAGGCCGGGGCCCGCCAGTCCGCCTACGTGGCGGGGGCGGTTGCGGCGGTGGTGCTCCTGCTCGAACTCGTCGTCGTCCCACTCTTCAGCCACTTCACGGGGGGCTAGGCATGTTGCAAACCGTCGTCCTCTACAAGGACCTGGACCGCAACGTCGTGCTCCTCGGTCCCGGCACCGACTCCTTCGACGCCGACGACTGGAGCTCCATCACGTTCAAGGTTCCCGGTCTGTCGATCTCCGAGTTGTGCGCGTCGGCGGCGGACGGAAAGAACGTCACCTGCACGATCGAGACGGGCGACATCAGCAGCCTGACGGCCGGGGTGTACCTGACGCAGCTCGTGGGCAACGACGGGACGTACGACGTCGACCTCGGAACCGGACTGTGCGAACTACTGGAGGGGGTGTCGTGATCCACGCGCCCCGCTCGAGGAAGGAAGGCCGACGATGCTGAAGGCTACGCAGAACGCTCGGCGGCTCCGTCGTGAGGCGATGTCGAGAATGCACGGCGACCCGAACTTCCCGGGGTCGCTGCTCCAGATCCTGAACCCCGGCAACATCGGGGAGCCGTACGAGACGCACGCCACCGTGGCGCGGTGCATCGAGATCCGCGCGACCGCGTTCGCCCGCGTGCCGATGGACCTGATGACCGGGTCGGACGAGGACGCCGAGAAGATCACCGAGGGGCCTTGGTACGACCTGTTCCTCCGCCCCAACCCGCAGATGTCGCGTCGGACGTGGCTGGAGGCGGTCGCGTTCTACTACCTGCTCGACGGCGAGTGCGCCATCATCCTCGAGGGCGAGGGCGACAAGCTCGACGAGCACGCGGTGCCCTCGGAGATGTGGCCGATCTCGGGGCGGTTCCTCAAGGAGGACATCGACCGGGACACGCAGACGCTCAAGGGCTGGCGCATCCAGACCCCGACCGGGGAGACGTACTACACGCCCGACCGCGTGGTGATGTACAAGCGGTTCAACCCGCGCAACCCGCTGCGGGGCCTCTCGCCGCTCCAGGCCGCGCTCTCCGCCTTCCGCACGGACTCCAAGGCCGCCCGGTTCCAGGAGGACTTCTACGACAACGGCGCGGTGCCCTCGGGCGCCATCGTGTTCCCGGCGACTGTCAACGGGCGGAACTTCAACCCGAAGAAGGACCAGCGCGACCAGCTCCGCAAGTCGTGGGAGGACCGGCACAGCGGCGGCGGGAAGGCCCACCGCCTCGGCGTCCTCTGGGGCGGCGTGGACTACAAGCAGTTCGGCATCCCGCAGCGTGACATGGAGATGCTCCAGGGTCGGCGCTGGAACCGCGACGAGATTGCGATGGTGTACGGCGTGCACAAGGTGCTGCTCGGCGACACCGACCAGGTCAACCGGGCCACGAGCCAGGAGGCGAAGCGGATCCTGTACGAGAACGCCGTGGTGCCGGACACGGAGCGGTTCACGGACGTCCTCGAGGCGGACCTGTTCCGCGTCCGCGGCGACCAGACCGCGCGGGGCAGGGCGATCCGAGAAGGCCGGATCTCGTCCGTCTGGGCGTCCTTCGACTGGGACGGCGTCGAGGCGCTCCAGGAGGACGGGGACATCCGGCTCGGCAAGGCGCAGCGCGCTCAGGCCCTCGGGTTCCCCCTCAACGAGGTGAACGAACGGTACGACCTGGGCTTCGAGCGCCAGGACTGGGGCGACACGGGATTGCTCCCGTTCTCCCTCGCGCCCGCTGAGCAGGTCGTAGAGGGCTCGATGGGGTTCGGGGACGATCTCCTCGATGGAGAGCCCGCGGACCCCGTAGGCGGCGACTCAGGGGGCGTGGAGCCCATCCGGGGGCGCACGGCGCGTGGATCCAAGGCGAGCCGGGACGCGCGGTGGCGTGCGTTCGTCGGCGGGATCCTCAACCCCGGAGAGCGCGTGCTCAGGAAGCGCATGAAGGGCTACATGCACGGGCGCCGGGTCGAGGTGCTCCGCTGGCTGGGCGGCGACCGGTCGGTCCGGGCCACGGACCAGGACGCGCTCGAGGCGTTCCTCGCCGACGCGCGGAAGCGCTGGGCGGACCTGCTCCGGGGGCAGACCCGGCCGGTGTTCGAGCGGATCGTCGAGACGTCCTCGAACGCCGTGGCGGCGGAGATCGGGCAGGTGGCGCACTTTTCCATGGAGGACCCGCGCACGCTCGAGTTCCTGAGCCAGAAGGACATCAAGGTCCAGAACGTGAACGCGACCCTCACGAACGGCATCCGGCGCGAGATGCTGCACGGCATGGGGGAGGGCGAGACGATCGCGGACCTCCAGGCGCGGATCCGGCGCCTGTTCAACGGGGCCACGTCGCGGAGCCTGACGATCGCGCGGACGGAGTCGGCCCAGACGGCGAACGGCGCGCGCGACCTCGTGTTCGAGGCCGAGGGCATCGACCAGACGTCGTGGCTGACGGCCCGGGACACCCACGTACGGCAGGAGCACCAGCGCCTGGAGGGCGAGGTGCGCGACCGCGGGGACTCCTTCGTCCCGGGCATCAGCCTTCGCTACCCGGGCGACATCAAGGCCCCTCCGGGGCAGGTCGTCAACTGCCGCTGCATGGCGGTGCCGGAGTGAACATGGGGAAACGCCAACCTGTCGTGGTAGCCTCGCCGGCGAGTGAGCGGTCCCCGGGGGAGGGTTCCCCTATGGCACGCACCGCCGCTCCCGCGCAGCCCGTCCTCATGTCGCTGCGTGTCCTCCCGCTCGAGCGCAAGGCCGGCGGTCCGCGGAAGCTGCACTGGGTTGCCAGCACGTCCGACGTCGCGCGAGACGGCGGGATCATCGAGGCCCCGGGGTGGCAGGTGGACGAGTTCCTCCGCGCCCACCCCTCGATCCTGTGGTGCCACGACTGGCACGGCTTGCCGCTGGGCAGCGCCACGCGCGCCTGGGTGGATGACGCCGACCTGCACTTCGAGATGCAGTTCGCCGAGCACGAGTTCGCCCAGACCGTCGAGCGCATGGTGCTGAGCGACCCGCCGCACATCCGCGCGTGCAGCGTGGGGTTCGACGTGCTCGAGACGCGCAAGCCCAGCGACGACGAGCGCAAGCGCGGGGCGCAGTGGGTGGCGACCAAGACCCGCCTCAACGAGATTTCACTGGTCCCGGTCCCGGCGGACCCGGGGGCGGTTTTCGTCGGCTCGCGGATGCGCCGCTCCGACGCCAGCGTGATCCGCCGCCGCTTCCACCTTCCCTACTGGGAAACGATCGCCAGAACGATTGAGAGGACAGCCATGAACCGAGCAGTCAAGGCAACCGATGACGGGATGCTGGTCGCCGAGGTTCGCCCGGCGGGCGACTTCGAGGAGGGTTCGTTCGAGTCGATGCCGTGGGAGGGCGCCGAGGGCGTGGCGGCGGTCGTGGGCGTGCTCACCGAGGACGAGTCGGTCGCGGTGCAGGGCCTCGAGTTCGACGCCGAGGCGTTCGACGCGGAGACGGCCCAGGCGTGGCTCGACGAGAACGAGGACGCCGTGCTCGAGTGGCGCGGCGACGCGGGCGGCGACGACGAGGACGCGGAGGGCGATCCCGACGAGTCCGACGAGGAGATGGACGGCGGGCAGAACCTGACGCGAGATCAGGTCCGCGCCGCGGTCGACAAGGTGCGCGAGGCCGCCCTCGCCCTCACCGAAACCGCCGACGAGCTCGAGAGCCTCGTGGACGGCGACGAGGAGAGCGAGAGCGAAAGCGCGGACGACGGGCGGGCGCTCGCCGAGATCCGCGCGCAGATCGAGTCCCTGAGCAGGCAGGTCCAGGACCTGGTCGGGGAACGGGGTTCCGACGGCGACGCGGCCACGAGGCCCGATGCGTCGTCCGAGGTCGAGGACCCCTACGGACTCCTGGCGGCAACGACGACATACGCCGGCGACTAGCCGGCCATCCGTAGGAGGCCCTCATGGCCAAGACCCCCATCGCGGAGGAAACCCTCCGCCAGGTCGCAGACTCGCTGCTCAAGGGCGGGAAGCGAATCGACAAGATCGACGCCGTGCTCGAGAAGGTCGTGGACCGCATGTCCGCGCTCGAGGACGACCAGAAGGACACCCGTGCGGCGCTGAAGAAGCGCGGCCCCGTCAACGGCAAGCAGCCCGACGAGGCGCCGGACCTCAGCTTCGTGCGCGCGGCGCGTGCGCTGAAGCTCGGGGACTGGGCCGACGCGGCGGACGAGCTCAAGGCGAGCGTCGAGGAGCGGGAGCGCCGCAAGCGCCTGCTCAACATCTCGACCGACACGCAGGGCGGGTACAGCGTGCCCGAGAGCCAGCAGGCGGGCATCATCGAGATGCTCAAGGCCGAGTCCGTGATCCAGAGCTTCCCCGTGAAGCGGATCGACGGCCTCAAGACCAGCCCGCACAAGATGGTGCGCCAGTCGGCGGCCAGCACCCACTCGTGGGTGGCCGAGGCGGGCAGCGGTTCGGCGTCCACGCCGACCCTCGACCAGATCACCTTCACGCCGCACAAGTCCATGCTGATCGTCGGGTTCACCAACGAGCAGTTGGCGCTCGGCGAGGCGGGTGAGCAGTTCGCGCGCCAGGACATGGCCGAGCAGCTCGCCCTGGGCGAGGACCTCGGGTTCATCAGCGGAACGGGCACCTCGTCCGCGCCGCTGGGGCTGGCGAACATGACCGGCATCGGCACCGTGGCCTTCGGCGGCGGCGTCACGATCGACAAGCTGTTCGAGATGCTCTACGAGCAGGAGGTCGACAACATCAAGGGCACGGGCAACGGGTTCATCATGCACCCGCTCGTGTGGCACGACCTGCGCGTCCTCAAGGACGGCGAGGGTCGCTACCTGCTCGACCCGAAGGCCGGGACCCTGCTGGGCTTCCCCTACCGCAAGACCACGCAGATGACGACGCCGACCGGCTCGGCGACGTCGAACGCGCTCATGCTGGTGGACTTCAGCGAGATCATCCTCGCCTCCTGGGGCGCGATGGACTTCTACCTGTCCAAGGACGCGGTGGTCGGCTCGACCAACGCCTTCACGGACGACCTGACGTACCTGCGCCTCGTGCGCCACGTCGACATCCAGGCGCGGCACCCCGAGGCGATCGTCACCTCGACGGGCATCACCACGTAGTCCCCTTGAGCTGGTGGGGCCTTCGGGCCCCGCCGGCCCATCTGGAGGAAACCAGACATGGCAGACGCAACCTACGCCCAGGGGGGCGCGTACCGCGACCGGGACGGGAACCTCAAGGTCCCGAGCGGCGCGGAGATCGACATCGAGAGCGGCGGCGCTCTCAAGATCGCGGGGACGGCCATCGCGGCCACCGCGACGGAGCTGAACGGGCTGGATCTCAGCAGCGTGGAGGCGATCACGGCGACGTCCGACGGGACGGGCACGGGGACGATCAGCGACGGGGGCCTGCTCAAGGTCGTGTCGGTGACGTCCGCGGGCGCGAACAACATCGTCGTCCTGCCGACGCCCACGCCGGGAACGATCGTGGTCGGCTTCGTCGGGGCCAACGGCTTCGAGCTGCGTACCGACACCCCGGCATCCGTGGCGATCAGCGGCGGGTCTGGCGCGAACGCCGAGTCGGCGATCCCGGCCAACACGCTGTTCTTCGCCGTGTGCACGAGCGCGACGACGTGGCTGGGCTGGGACCTGACCGGCACCACGCTCGCGGCCATCGAGGCGGCTTCGTAGTAGCGCAATGAGCGGACGAAAGCCCATGACCCCGGAAGCCCGCTTCGTAGAGAAGGTGCGCAAGACCAACACATGCTGGTGGTGGACCGCCTCGCGGGTGAATGGGTACGGCCAGTTCCGCTTGGGCGGCACGATGATGGGCGCCCACCGCTTCGCATACGAACTCTGGGTCGGACCGATTCCCGAAGGGATGACCCTCGACCATCTGTGCAGGAACCGGGGGTGCGTGAACCCCGCGCACCTCGACCCCTGCACGCAGCGTGAGAACAAGGAGCGCAGTCCGCTCCACGGTCACGCGAAAAAGACGTGCCCCGCGGGTCATCCGTACGGAGGGGACAACCTCTACGTGGACCCGCGGGGACACCGCCACTGCCGAACGTGTCGGCGTGAGCGATACCGGCGTGCTGCGGGTGTTCCGCAATCGCGCCAGCGCGGTGCCTATGGCCCGCGTGTCACAAGGGCATATCAGCCGGCCCCGTGCCGGCCCCCTGTTTGGGTAAAACCCGAAAGGCAGGTGAGCCATTAAGTATCGAGCAGACCAGTTCATCCGAGTCGTGCACGCCCTCGACCCGGCCTCCTACGCGGCGGCCGCCGAGGCGTTCACCTCCGGCGTCGACTGCAAGGGCTACCGCGAGGCGCTCGTCGTCATCCAGTGCGGCGCGTTCACCGCGACCGGCGACGTGGAGTTCGACGTCGAGGAGTCCGCGGACAACTCGACGTTCGCGGACGTCTCCAGCGCCACGACGGGCGAGCTCGTCCAGGCGGACGACCAGACCACGTACATGATCCGCCTCGACCTCACGAAGCGGAAGCGCTACATCCGCGTCGGCTACGACGTCGACGACGACGCCTGCATCTTCGGCATCACCGTCCTCCTGACGGACCCGATCATCAGGCCCGCGACGGCCAGCGCCACGCTGAGCGCCTCCGTCTGATCCTGGGGCTCGGGGGCGCTCGCCGCCCCCGGGCCACCATTCCCATGCACAAGTACCTCAACCGGCTGCACGTAAGCGACAGGAACCGCCATCATGGACCTGACGACACTCGCCCGAGTCAAGGCCCTTGCCAGTGCCGGTGGTGTCGCGCTCGGCGACGAGCTCGACGGTCCGATCACGCGCCTCATCACGCAGTACAGCGTGGCGGCCGCGAAGGTGATGAACCGGCACACCGAGAGCACGGCGAGGACTGAGCAGTTCGACGTGTCGCGTGCGCAGCGTGTGTTCAGCCTGCCGGGATACCCAGGGTCGGTGACGACCGTGAAGCACGCGACGGACCGCGACTTCACGAACGTGACCGCCATCGACAGCGACAACTACTACTTCGAGAGCGCGACGGGGCTTTTGCACATCGACGGATGGCCGCTCTACCCGGCGCCGGGCGCTCTCCAGGTCGTCTACACGGGTGGCATGGGCGCCAGCACGGCGGCGTTCATCGTGGCCTACCCGGACATCGCGCACGCGGTCGAGGAGCAGATCGTCCACTTCTTGCAGCGCAAGGACTCGATGGGTTCGACGTCCGTGTCGTTCGAGGGCGGGAGCATGTCGCACGCGGGCGCGGTCCAGTGGCTGCCGCACGTGCTCGAGAAGCTCCACACCGAGACGAGGATGGTGTAGTGGCGACGCC